AGCTTCTTGATGGCGTCCTGTGCTGCAAGTGTCTCCTGCTGCATCTTGAGAGAGAGTTCTTTTTCAGCAGCACCAGCCTTTGCAGCCATCAATTGAGGAGCGAACAATTCAGCCTGGCGTTGAGCCATCGCTCGTTGCTGCTGAAGCGCCGCGTTCCTCTGTATCGACTCCTCAATGCTTGGACCAATCTTGCCAAGCTGCGCCAACGCTTGCGCTCTGCTTTCCGGCGACTGACGAGCGCCAGCAGCCAGCAACGCCGCACCAACTTGGCCCAACGTCGAAAACATCAACCGCCTCTGGTCAGCAGGTGACAGCATTGACATGCTATCAGGCATTTGCATTCCACCAGCAGCAGGCGTCTGCTCCCCTCCGCCCAGAAGGCCGGAGATGCCGCCATAGATCGAACCGCCAATGTCTTTCACGCCACCAAGAAGGCCGCTAAGGAAGTCATTCTCAGCCATGTCTTATCCTCACTTCTTGGCGCTGGTTGTTGGGATAGTCTTGTAACGCGGCGTATAATATCCAGTATCTTGATCATATACATAATCTGCTTCAGGTGTAGCTTGTGCAGCAGTTGTCGAATTTGCCTGGGCCGCCGCGTTGGCTGTAGGCCAGTTGATCCGATAAGGCGCAGGCGTTGGCGGGATATTCAACAGATTAACCGCAGTGGGGTTCTCCACCTGCGACATGCCCGGCAACTGCGACTGATAGAGCAGCGATTGCATGAATGCATTGGCGATCTCTGGATTGATCTGCGGCGCCTGCTGAGGCGCGGGACCAAGCAGACCAGCAGGCATAGCCTGTTGCGGAGCAATCATTGCTCGCACGTCCCCGATCGTCATTCTGCCGTTGTTGATGGCGTCAGAGAGATAGCCGATGATCTGCGGATCGCCGGGGGTGCCGGTCAGACCAAGATACATGTCATTGATTTCTTGCAGTGTCGCCATGTCTGTTATCCCCAAGCACTAGGGCCAAGCAGCCCGGCAAAAATGTCATCACGCCATTGACCGCGATGGATTGGAGCCGCTTCGCCACTGGGCTTCCAAGTCATCTTTGGAGCGCCAGCAGCTATCAAAGCATTCCCAAGCCCGGCAAATCCGGCAATCTGACCTGCCGACATTGTATCAGGTGCTTTCTCTAGGCGAGCATCGCCACCAACAACCGGAGCCAGAATGTCTGGTTGACGTCCGCCGCCGCCAGCCGGTGTTGGTGCTGTCTGAGGCAATGATGGGTTTTGACCGAACATCCCAAGAAGCCCAGTAATTGGCGATGCAAGAACGCCAAGACCACCGCCTAAATATTTCTTATCAACATCACCAAGCGCAGTCACTGCATTAGACCAGGGAGGCGTATAGCTAGGAGCAGCCTGATCTCCGCTCAAGCCAAGTTCACCGGCATACTTCTCGCCGATCTTGGTAATGTTGCCAACGCCGCCGCGATCTCGGACGGCATACCAGTCGCCCACTCCCTTATTCGCCATCCGTTCCAGCGAGAAATCAACTTGTTTCTGCCAGTTTGCAGCAGACGGGGCTTCTCCAAACTTCTGCTGGAACTCATAGGCCATACCACCCGGCGCAATCTTGGTCGGGTCGCTGGACCCAGAATAGAGTTGGAACGGGCCAAAGGAATAACCTCTGGCATCCCGGTTTCCAAATGTCTCTGACCCAATCGTGTTTGGGTTCAACCCTTCAGACTTCGCAATCCCAAGCGCCATTGCAGGATTGACGTTGTAGTCCTTGGAGCGCCGCCAGATATAGGACGCAATGTCGTTGATCTCAGCCATAACGCACCCTTTGGTCGTCGATTGCCTTGTCGATGATTGCCAAACGACGCAGCATCTCTTCGCGCTTGCCGTCTGGCAGATTATGGATGCGTTTGCGGCTGTCGTCCAGAAAGCCAGTGCAATTCCAGCAAGAACGGCTAGTCGTCTCGCCATCCGCATAGCCGGGAGGCATATCAGCCCCCACTTGCGCCAAATAGTCAAATACCTGTTTTTCGGTCCAATCTTCAATCGGCATTGAGTATGTAATGCCGTCGATGATCTGCCCATCCTTTGCCGTTGACTTGCGCCGGTCATCCCGCCTCTGGCCTTTGATGACCTTCGAAACCCCGAGATCCTTGATGCCTTGATGCAAGGGGATCCAGACGTTAATAGCGCAACACTCCAAACACGATTGCATTGTTGGGCCTGTATTCCCGCTGATTGCCTTTCCAAGAGCCGTGTTTTCAATCGGCAAAACGTCAACCGGCCATCCTCTTTCCGCAATGTTTGCAGGCTGATCCGATTTCAGATGAACGAAATGCGGCAACCGCTTTGACCAGCGCTCCATATATTCCAGCATCTCTGGATAGGATGCCCCAGTGTCCAGCCAGACCACATAGAGATCATCCCATCTCTCTTTATAGAGATAGAGGCAGGCAAGGCTGTCCTTACCGCCTGAAAACTGGAGCGCGGTGTCAATCATAGAGCAGCCAGAATTGACACGGCAGACGACACAGCGCCGAGACCAGACAAGAATGGGCTGCTCTGCATCCCCGGCCCTGTCTCTGTCTTGGTTGAACCATACGGGGTTGCGCCAAGAGCCTGGATCGGGATTTGAAGCTGCTGGATGGGGAATTGCTGGGCCTCACGATAGGCTTGCTGTTCTGCATCAATCTGCGCCTGCTGCTGGGCCTGCAAGAGTTGCTGGGCTGCAAGAGCCCCTGTAGCCCCGGTCAAATAGGCTTCTTGACCAGCGCCAGCCAATCCTCCAAGCGCCTGCGCGCCCTGAATGCCAAGACCAGCACCCGCAAGACCCGCTTGCTGGTTGAGCCTCTGAGCTTCCATCGCCCGCGTAATATCAGCCTGCGCCGCCGTCTGCGCCTGCCCATAATTCTGCGCCATCAGATTAGCCGCAAGTTGCCCGGCCTGCTGTTGCGCCGCAGCATTGACAACACCCTCTTGGATGGCCTGCCGAGATCCACCAAAAGCCTTGGCTTTGGCCGCCGCATCATAGGCTTGGTTTAAGCCGGTCAATCGCTGCTGGTTTAGAACATCGAGCGACGTCCCAAGAACCGCCTGCGTGTATGGGTTCATGTACTGGGAAAGATCGGTTTGCGAGAGTTGCCCAGGTTGCACCTGCTGCGGTTTATATCCGCCAGCCTGAGCTGCTAGTTGCTGGGCATAGGCAAAGGCAGGCTGCGACATTCCATAGTTTTGGGTAATGTTGCCAACAACAGCCTCTGTTCCAGGCGTTAGACCAGCAACCCGTTGGCCTTGATATGGCCCCATCATGTTGGCAGATACATCATATGAAGCCGCAAGGTTCTTGCGCCCAGCTTCCTGAACCCACTCTGGCAATTCGGTCTTGTTCACAACCGTCTGTGAGGATGGTGCGCTCTTACCCATGTGTCATCTCCATAATAGGCAGAGCATGAGAAATGCCCGTTTGATGCCAGCCATATTTGGGCAGAACCTTGCTCCAGCCCACTCGTCCACTCATCTCGATAAACTCGCAGCCCATGTCCTTCGCCATCTGGACCAACTGAGGCTGCATCGTCATCGCCTCTTCCATATCGCCAAAGACCAAGAAAACCGTCATCGCCCGTTTGCGAGGATACTGGCTCACCATTGTCACAACGCCAGAATTCTCCTTCCAGAGCATCTGCATCTGGCCGGAATGCAAAGCTTCAAAAACATCCTCGACCGTGTGGGTATTCCCACCGTGATCGAGCGCCTTCTGAAGCTTAGTAATTAGGAGCGCCTGTTTGTCCAAGTGGCACCAACGTCGTCGTGAGAGTTCCAGTGTTTCCTACAGTTACCTTATACACTGATCCATTGGGCGACTGAAGCAGGATGGAATCGGTTGCCTCGATGGTCGAGACCGAGCGCCCAAAGATCCGGTCGATGGCTGCAAATGCCCTGATAAAGTAGTCGGGCTCATATTTAGCCGGGGCTGGTGGCAAATTGACTTTCATCGACCACCCCCGCTTGTCAGATCAATGCGCATCTCGCCAATGCTCCATTCGGCATCTTGCGTCGAGGCGATCTTCACGCGGAAGTCGCGCCCAGTCACTCTGGTGTCGCAGTAGCCATTGGATCGCGGGCTAAACGGTCCAGAGGTATATTCCGTCCCTTCCGGCGTGAAGCTGCTGAAATAGGTCAGTTGGGTGCTGGCATATCCATAGCCGCTGTCCGTGATCGTCTGCTTCACATGTGCCAGCGCCGATCCATTGGTGACGTTGATGCTGGAGGTTTCTGCATAGCGGCCTGTGGTGATCGGTGTTCCAGCAGCCGTCCATCCATTTTCCTGGAAGTAGAGGTTGCCTTCAGCATCCCCGGCAATAGGCCAGTTGTAGATGCCTGCACCCTCTGCCGCCGTTCGATCCATTTCCCCGATTGACCACCAGTTGTCCGCATAATTGTAGCAGACATAACGGTTTGGATTGGTCTCTCCGGTTGTTGGATACCAGAACCATACTTCAGGGAAGGTCCCGTTATCAGATCCATGTGTGTAGAGAATGCCTGAATTTGGATCAATGTTATCGAAAACAAATGACCCAACATCGCAGGAAAGAGGTTTCACTACGCCGCCGTCATAGAGCCAGAACCCCTCACGTCCCATCCAGATGCAGCGGCCTGCAAATGTGGCGAATGACCTTGGAGCGATCAAACCGCACCCAAAGCCAATCCGCTCAATGGCGTAGATGTAGGGCAGACCGATATAACGCATCAGCCATGCTTCATCCTCGGTCCAGATCAATGTGCCTTCGCGGACTGCCGCGCACATGATGATGCCGCTGGATGAGTCAATATCAAGATAACCTGCCGTGTTGGTCGTACTGGCAAAGTTCCAATCTGTGTAGTCTTCAGCATTAGACCATGCCACACGACGATTATTCCCGCCTGCCCCAATCAGAACTGCATGACGTTCAACCGTGACAATCACGCCACGATTGAGAAGCGGCGGCAAATCACCCGCAGCAGATTGCGCCACGCCACCTGTCCCAGAAGCATTGACGCCAGGGTTTGAATAGGTAAACGAGTCATCAGTAGGAACCGTCGCAATCGTAAATGTCCCATTCATCGAACTAACGCTTGTCCCAACAATGGTCACAGATTGGCCAACCACAAACCCATGATGATGATCTGTGGTGATTGTTGTGACGTTGGAAGCCCTGACCGCAGTTGCAATGTCATTGTAACCGACCGCGTGGGCCTGGTCCTCACCCTCGCCATAGTGCAACAACCGGCCATCGCTTGATGCAACCGCCAGAACGTCTCCACCCCAGTTATCGAAGGTCCATGAAAACGATGGGATATAGTCTGCGGACGGCGGCCTTGGATAGGTTGCATCCGTGTCATCGCCGTAAAGAAGTTCGCCGTAGTCATAAGCGCCATATGCGCCTGTCAGTCCAGTTTCTTCTCCAACAAACCCTGTTGGCGTTATGTTGGAATATGTTGAGCCCTCAAGTGCATAGAGAGTATCGCCGCACCCAACCAGCGTAATATGAATTCCACCGTTTGTCGTCCAGGTGAACAAAGCGCGAGGAACGCTTGCCAGAACGCTTGAGGTGATGCGCTGCCAGCCTCCAACAGGCAGAAGCTTGTTGGAGCGCCACCGCACCAGATTAGCATCCCAATAGCGCCCCTTCACCTGTAAAGGTGTGGCTGTCTTTACGACACCGGGCGGAATGGTGATTGGTGCAAGTGGCATGTTTCCAGCCTTCTAATTCAGTCAGACATTTTCAGCCGGTGCGATGGTCAGCTTACCTTCAGCAACAAGCTGCATGATATTGGCGTAGTCAGTGTTGGCGGGGTCAATAGGCACGAAGCTCGTCACGCCGTTGATGTCGCAGCGGATGCTGTTTGGAGGGTTCCCAATATATTGAGCGTTGGTGTACATGATCAAAGCTCCGCAGACATGTTAGCAATACCAATCATAATACAAGGGTAGTTTGTCGTTTGACCGCCGCTGGCCGTAAACGTCAGATAAGCCCTTGTTGCAGCAATAGAAGAGAAAGATACACTTCCACCCAAAGTGCCGCCGGGACCATATGAAATGCTATTTGAGCCTCCATCAGAAATGGTTGGCGAAGTCCTCATAACAGGAAAAGTGATGCCGCCTTGCGCTTGTGTGGTTGAAATCCCCCA